CAGGTGCGGGCGGCGCATTTCTTTATGTGCGTAACTTGCAGGCCACTGTCGCGGTGCTGGAGGCGAATAACGTCAAACTGGAGTCGGCTGTTGATGAGCAGAAACAGGTCCTCGAACAGCAGGCACGGGACACCCAGTCGATTGTCTCCGCGCACCAAAGTCAGGTGGCGTTGAACGCCAAACTGAGCGCCTCTATTAACGACCTGCGGGACAAGTTTCACAAGGTCAATGCGACTGGCAAGAAACGGGACATTGGAAGCCTCGCAGAACAAAAGCCTACCCTCATGGCAAAAGTCATAAATCGGGGGACAAAAAATGCTATGCGTTGCATGGAGATCGCTATGGGGTCGTCGCTGACGGAGAAAGAAAAGAATGCGACCAAGAAATCCCAGATTAATCCTGAGTGTTCCGATATTGCTAACCCTAGCTATGTTCGCTACTAGCGGCTGTAGTTCGGTCAAGAAGTTAGAAGTATTTAGTAAACCGGTTGAGCGCACTCCGCTGAGATTAGCAGACCCGCTGCCACCGAAGATGGCGGGCATGAAGTGGGTTGTCGTAACTGAAGCTAATCAGCAGGCGGTGTTTGCTGATCTTATAAAAAACAAGCAGGATGCGGCTCTATTCGGCCTGACCGATGGCGGTTATGAGAGTCTGTCTCTCAATCTTGCCCACATTCGTAAGTACATATCTAAGCTACGGGCAACCTTGAGACATTATCGCGAATACTACGAACCGGAAAAACAGCCGGAAAACCGAAAATAAGAGGGAGGTGGCAACATGGATGCCGTACTGCTCGCGGAGCATCTTTTGCAGTCGATCCAGGAGCGTCGTGACCGAATATCCGAAATGCTGGTCTCTGGGACGGTAAAAGACTACGAAGAGTACAAACAACTGGTTGGCAACATTGAGTCTTTAGATTATATAGGACAGGAGTTGAGAGAAATCTTAGAAAAGGCGGATTGATGGCGCATAAATCTCAGACTTCAAAGTCGGACGAAGTTGTCTCCATAGGCAAGGCTTATGTTGACGTGGACAAACGAGTGTTGGACCCCAATAGACTCGACCAGGACTCCTTGCAGCGGATGCCCACCCCCACAGGTTGGCGAATCCTGATCTTGCCGTACCAAGGCAAGGGAAAGACCGAAGGAGGGATCCTCCTTCCCGATTCTGTCGTAGAAAGAGAGTCCGTTGCCACGGTTTGTGGTTACGTTCTTAAAGTAGGGTCTCTTGCTTACGCGGATAAAACTAAATTTCCGGATGGTGCATGGTGCAAGGAGCGTGATTGGGTTATCTTTGGGCGATACGCGGGTGCCCGCTTCCGGATTGACGGTGGGGAAGTTCGTATATTAAATGACGATGAAGTCATTGGCGTTGTACAGGATCCGGATGATATCCTGCATTTTTAACATGGAGATAAGCCATGCCTGAACAAGACCAAGAGTTTGTTGTAGATATTCCAAATGAGGGTCCTTCCGTTTCTGTGACGGTAGACAAGGCCGTAGCAGAGGAGGTCCCGCAGCAGGGTGCCTCGGAGAGCGTCGAGTCTGAGGAGCATGAGGACTACAGCAAAAAGGTTAAACGTCGAATAGATCGGCTAACCAAGAAAGCCCGAGAAGCGGAAAGACAACAAGAAGCCGCAATTAATTATGCTCGGAATATCCAGGCGGAAAACCAGGACCTGAAGGTTCGGGTTCGAGATTTAGATGCGGGGTACGTTAACGAGTACGGAGATCGGGTGGCGACCCAGTCCGGCTCCCTCGAAAGAGATTTGGAAACGGCAATAGCCACCAACGACACGGCGGCCCAAGTATCCTTGAACCGCCAACTTTCTCAACTTGCCATTGAGGAAGAGCGTGTAAGAGCAGCAAAGCAGCAGATGGCGGGTCAGGCGCAAGCGGCGCAGCAGCAAGCGCAGCAGGCCCAAGCTCCGGCACCTCAGGCTTCGGCACCCCAGGTTCCTACTAGGGCTGACCCCAAGGCAGAGGACTGGGCATCAAAAAACACTTGGTTCGGAGAAGACGATGCCATGACCTTTGCGGCTTTTGGTATTCACAAGACTTTGATCGAAGAAGAAGGCTTTGACACAGAAAGTCCTGAGTACTACAGTGAAATAGATAAAAGGATTCGAGATGCCTTTCCTCATCGCTTCGGGGATCAGGAGGTCTCGGTAAACGGAGGACGCCGACCACAACAGTCGGTCGCCTCTGCGACACGCACCGGCAGCACCGGGCGCAAAACAATCAGGTTATCCCCAAGCGAAGTCGCGATAGCACAGAAACTCGGGGTCCCTCTAGATGAGTACGCAAAACATAAACGCTAGGAGAGTGTGTGATGGCTGAAGAACCTATTGAACGCGCTTCTCGCGCTGCCCAGACAAGAGCGGCAAAGCCGCAACGGAAACCATGGGCACCCCCGTCCTTACTGGACGCACCTCCCGCACCTGAAGGTTACAAACATAGGTGGATCCGCGCTGAAGTTAGGGGTTTTGACGACCGAAAGAACATCTCTGCTCGAATGAGAGAAGGGTGGGAATTGGTTCGTCAGGAGGAATACCCTGATTTCGAGGCTCCTACTATGGACAGTGGCCGATACGAAGGTGTCTTCGGTGTCGGAGGATTGTTGCTGGCTCGTATTCCAGTTGAAACCATTCAAGAACGCAGTGATTACTTCAATAAGATGAGTTCTGATGCGATGGCTGCGGTTGACAATGACCTTCTGAAAGAGACTCAGCATCATTCGATGGCGATTCAGAAACCTGAACGCCAGTCGCGTGTTACATTTGGAGGTCCCAAAGGACCTTGAGTCTACTGTTTTAACCCCTTTGCTTTAAGGAGCAACTTAGATGGCTAATACCAACGGAAGTTTTGGTCTTCGCCCGCTTAATAAGATGGGCGGCGGAGCCAATTCCACGGGTATTTCCACGTACTCCATGTACGAAATTGCGAACGGCAACACAGACAAGCTGTTTCACGGCGAACCTGTGATCCCACTATCCACTGGCTACATAGGCGCTCCTGGCGCGGCGGCTGGTGGAACCGTGGGCCTTTTGGGTGTCTTTCAAGGTTGTCAGTACGTTGCGAGTGCTACTGGAAAACCCACGTGGAGCAACTACTGGCCCGGTTCTGGAGCCGATAGTAACCACCCTGTACAGGCGTTTATCTGCGACGATCCGATGCAGCTTTACGTGATTGCAACGGATGCCACCTGGACATCCAAGGCTACGGCCCGTGCCGCAGTCTTTGCCAACGCCAACTTCTCGACCGGTATCACCGGAACGGATGCGACTGGTTTGTCGCTCGGTCGGTTGGCAATCAGCACGATTAACACTACGGCTGCCCTTCAGATGCGGATCATGGGGTGGGTACAAGACTCGCTCAATGAAGATTTCACGGCTGCGGGCATTGGTGCAATCGTTCGGTTGAATAACCACTTCAATAGCAACAACGGTGCTATTGCGGCTGGTACTCCTTCAACCACTGGCGTATAGGAGGGTTTGAATAATGGCTATTAGTAGAGCCCAACTCGTAAAGGAGTTGGAACCCGGCCTGAACGCATTGTTCGGAATGGAGTACGATCAGTATGATCGTGAGCACGAGATGATCTTCTCCATGGAGAGTTCGGACCGCGCATTTGAGGAAGAGGTCATGCTGTCCGGATTCGGTGCCGCACCTACCAAAGGTGAAGGTAGCGCGGTTGGCTATGACGACGCGCAGGAAGCGTACACCGCTAGGTATACGATGGAGACTATCGCACTTGCCTTTTCCATCACGGAAGAAGCGATTGAGGATAACCTCTATGACCGCCTAGCCTCGCGCTACACCCGTGCGCTTGCTCGTAGTATGAGCCAGACAAAGCAGGTTAAGGCCGCAGCGGTTCTTAACAATGCTTTCGATAGTGCATATACGGGCGGCGATGGTATTGAGCTTTGTGCTACGGACCATCCACTCGTTAGTGGCAGCACCTTCCGTAATGAACTGACCACGGCGGCAGATCTCAATGAGACGAGCCTAGAGCAGTCCCTTATTGATATTTCAAGCTTTGTTGACGAGCGGGGCCTCAAGGTCGCCGTTCGTGGAATGAAGCTGGTTATTCCGAAGGAACTCCAGTTCACCGCGGATCGTCTCTTGGAGTCCACCCTCCGTCCCGGTACTGCTGATAATGATATCAATGCAGTGCGGAACATGGGCATGCTTCCAGAAGGCTACGACGTTAACCACTTCCTGATTGATACGGACGCTTTCTTCATTATTACGAACGCGCCCAACGGCATGAAGGGCTTTAATCGCGCTGCGGTTAAGACTTCAATGGAAGGGGACTTCGATACCGGCAACGTGCGGTATAAGGCCCGAGAACGCTATGCGTTTGGTTGGTCGGACCCACGCGGCATCTTCGGTTCACCCGGAGCGGCCTAAGACCGGCATAATGGGGGGGAGAGCGTAAAGCCCTCCCCCCTTATTTTCTGGGAACAATAGCCCTAGCGACTGTCCCAGCAGACGCTTACGAAGACTCTAGGGCAAATCTCTCGTAAGGAGGAAATCAGATGGCCAATACGACTTTTAATGGTCCGGTTCGTTCAGAAAACGGTTTCACGGATATTTCTATTGCTGACGCCACGGGCGCGGTAACGACTAACAGTACTTTCAGCAACAACACCTCTGTAGGCGGCACGCTTGCTGTAACAGGAGCCGCAGCGTTCACGGTCGGGATTTCCAATCCCACCGGTCTCGTTGCTCCGACAGGTGCCAAAACGCAGATGGCGAATGGCTTTGCGGCGGAGATGGTCAAAAATACTCATTATCTTGCCCCCGCAGATGGTGCCGCGCTTACGGCAACGCTCCCTGCACAAGCGTCCTCCACCGCGGGGGACGTTATCATCGTTGATTGGCACGTTTTTGTGGACAATGGCGCTACTCAGAAGTTCGGTACGTCTGGCGAGTTTTTTGAAGCTAATTCGGCGGTGTA